TGTATAGAAAATCTGAAAAAATGATTTCTTTTATGCAACAATGGTGGGAAAATTGGTTATGGAAAAGACGACATGAATGGGATCCAAGATGGGATGGTAAATATCCTTACTGGGAAACCAGAGGATGGGATCAGTTTCCCTTACATTTAATGTTAGGTGTTATAAGACAGGATGATCCATGGTATCGCCCAGATATTAAATGGCACTGGGTATTTGGAGGCGATCCCCCTTGTACTCCTGAAACGAATGATTGGAATACAGGAGAAGATGCGAAATGGAATTGGATAATAGGATATCACCCAGAAAGAGAAGACGTAGACAGAGATGAAATAGTATTTCATGATTATTCTTGCTTATTATTCAAAAAACAATATCAAAACGGAAGAATATGAATCATATAGAACATATTTCAAAATATTGTAATGATAATGAAATATTAGATATTCTTCAAAAGTTGGGGGAATATCTTTATGATTTAGATGAAGATAAAATAAGAATGGGTAGCAGAAGAATAATCACTTGGAAAGAAGCTGTTTGTGAAGAATATTTAATGGAATATAAAAAGTTGGTTAGACCAGGACCACCTTGGCATCAAGGCGTACATGATTTATTATTAGATTTAAGAACAAGAAATAGACATATGAAAGTTGTTAAATTATGTGCGGATTTAGGTAAAAGAATAGGAGCACGACAACAAGCTCTAAGTACAATATATCCGCCCGGAGGATATATGAGCTGGCATCACAATGCCGATGTTCCCGGTAGAAATTTAATTTTTACTTGGTCTAAAACAAGCAAAGGAATTTTTAGATATAAAAGAAATATTCCAGGTGCAGAATCTTTAAATTATGATATTCCAGATCAAGTTGGTTGGAATGTAAAATCATTCGATTGGTTCGGACACGGAGAAATAGATCGTACTGGATATTCTTGGCACGCAGCAGGAACTGAAAGTCTCAGATCAACTCTTGCATTTGTGATTCATAGTAATCCGATGTCAAATATGCTCTTAGAAGAAGATTTTAATCTTCATTCTTGGAGCAATGGATGTTTTATAAGTGAAACTGATACACAAAATAAATCTGAATGGTGGAAAGAAACCAAAGAAAAAATTACAACGATGAAATTAAAACCAGAAATTAAAAAAAATATTGCATTAGGACCTACTGGTGTCAAAGCTCTTCAAATCCGCTAATTCTCCGATTGTAAGATCTCCAGCTTATGTTAGAATATCATCAAAATGGTTTATAGAAAATGCTGAAGATATTATTAATAAGTTGGATAAAAAAATAATTCCTGGTACAACAGTAAATAATAATTCAAGTGCTAGAAAATCTGATGTATTTTTATGGGATATATGGAAAATAGATTTAATAGATTTACAAAAAGTAATAATTTATAAGTTAAAAGAAATTTTTATAGAAGAAAATAAGAGATATCAATTTGATTTAGATTATTCATCTATTAATGTCCAATATACAAAATATCAAAAAGGGGATTTTTATACGTGGCACACTGATGATGATTTTAATGCAACACATAAAAAACATCAAAATGTAAGAAAATTAAGTATAACCGTGGCATTAAATGTGGGATCATATGAGGGAGGAGATTTACAAATAATTTTAAATTATCAAAAAGAACCACGCACAATGCGCTTAGAATTTGGAGATGCATTAATATTTCCCAGTTTCACACAACACCAAATTACCCCAATTACTAAAGGCATTCGCTATTCACTAGTATCTTGGGTGTCAGGACCTCCATGGAGATAAATACATTATATGTCAGTAATCTATATGTAGGAATCTTATCATGGCAAAACCTCAAACACGACAACAACTCAAAGAATATTGTCTTAGACAATTAGGCCATCCAGTCATTGAAATCAATGTAGATGATGATCAATTAGAAGATAGAATTGATGAATCTATTCAACTCTATAATGATTATCATTACGATGGATCTGAAAAGATATATTTAAAACACATAATTACAGCAGAAGATATTACTAATGAATATCTTACCGTAGCCGATGAAACAATTAGTGTTATTAGAGCATTTCCCATAGATACAACTGCCGGCAGTATTAGTATGTTCGATGTAAGATATCAATTAAGATTAAATGATATGTTTGATTTAAGTAAGCAACAGCTTTCAGGTTATACTATGGCAATGCAACACTTGAGTTTGATAGAAAATTTATTTAACCAATCCCCATCATTTAGATTTAATAGACATACAAATAGATTATATCTTGATATCGATTGGTCGTATGAAATGAAGATTGGAAAATTTTTGTTATTTGAGACTTACAGGAGATTAGATCCAGAATCTTATACAGATGCTTATAATGATTTATGGTTAAAAAAATATACAACATCTTTATTTAAAAGACAATGGGGTTCTAATTTATTAAAATTTGAAGGCTTACAATTACCCGGTGGAACTACTTTAAATGGGAGACAAATTTTTGATGATGCAACAACAGAATTGCAAATGTTAGATGATGAAATTTTTACAAAGTATCAATTGCCTGATGATTTTATGGTGGGATAATATGAAATCTTTTCGAGAATTTATAGAAGAAGAAATTAAATTACCTATAGAAGTAGGTGATATAGTTCTCGGTGGAAAATTCAAAAATAAAAGAATAGTAGTAAAAGATATTGGAGAAAATGAAAAAGGTGATATTACTATCAATGGTAGACCTATTTTAAGAGTTAGAATAACGGGCGAAAAAGAGGAAAATGGCACTAAATAATTATTTCGAAAAATATAGTAACAATGAAGGAAATCTTTTAGAAGATTTGGTACAAGAGTCCATTCAAGTCTTCGGACATGAAGTTTCTTATCTACCAAGAACTCAAAATAATTTAGATAATATTTTCGGAGAAGCCACTGCATCATCTTTTGAATCAGCTTATCCAGTAGAAGTGTATATTAAAACCACAGATGGTTTTGAAGGTGAAGGGGCTTTTGTTGGTAGATTTGGATTAGAAATTAGAGAACAAGTTACCTTTTCTATGTCACAACGTACTTGGAAAGGATTGGGTCTTACAACAAGACCCCTTGAAGGAGATTTAATTTGGTTTGATACGGCCCAGAAAATGTTTGAAATAATGTTTGTTGAACATCAAGCAATTTTTTATCAATTAGGTAGATTACCCGTTTATGATTTATCTTGTGAATTCTTTGAATATAGTAGTGAAGATATTGATACTGGAATAGCAAAAATAGATGCTGTGGAAGCAGATAGTGCTTATTCTGTCGAATACGGGTACTCTGCTAATTCAGGTGTATTTTCTACTAATGAAACTATAATTGGTGGTTTGTCCGGAGCTTCTGCTAAAGTATTAAAATTACGCGATGTACCTGGATTAGGTCTATTTGTGAGAGTTACAAATATAGTAGGATCGTTTACACCAGGCGAAAATATATTGGGTCAAACATCAAATGAAACTGCACAGATAAGCACGGTAACACAAGAACATGCAGAGGATGCACAAGCTAAAAATGCAGAAATTGAATCAACTGCAAAAGGTATTATTGATTTTACTGAAGGAAATCCATTTAGTGAAGGAACATTTTAATGTTAGGACAATATTGGTATCATGGCTTAGTAAGAAAATATGTAGCTGTGTTTGGAACAATCTTTAATGATATTTCTATTCAAAGAAGAAATAGTTCCGGTAATGTAATAGAGACAATAAAAGTACCTTTAGCTTATGGCCCTAAACAGAAATTTTTGACAAGAATTTCCGGGGACGAGCGCCTAGATAAAAAGGTGGGGATGCAGTTGCCTAGGATGGGTTTCGATTTGACTTCAATGTCGTATAGTCCTGAAAGAATGTTACATCCTCTTCATAATAGAACACAGAAATATAAAGGGGAGACTGGAGTAGTTAAAAGTCCAGTACCATATGATTTTGCATTTGCCTTAAATGTCTATGTAAAAAATGCTGACGATGGTACACAAATTATAGAGCAAATTTTACCATTTTTTCAACCTGATTTTACCGTAACAATTAATGCTCTTCCGACAATGGGCATAAAAATAGATTTACCAATTGTTTTAGGCGGTGTTAATGTTGAAGATTCATATGAAGGAGATTTTTTATCACGAAGAGCTTTAATATGGACATTAGATTTTACAGTTAAAGGATACCTATATCCAAATATTAAAGGAAAAGGATTTGGCGACGGAAGTGATAATGAATCAACTAAACTTATTCGAACATCTATTATAAATTTTCATGTAATACCGCATACATCGGTTTCGGCATCAATAGATCCAGAATATATTGTTTTAGAATCTGATAATGTTTTCGGTATGCAAAGAGATTATCTTATAAATGAAGATGATACAAAACTTATGACGGAAGCGGTAAGAAGTGATAGAAACAAAGCGCTAGTAAAATCTCGCATAATGCATACAGTAGGAGATGTAGATCCTTCTGAAGGTGGATATGAAGTAACAGAAACAAGAGACTTTTTCGCAGAAGGACTAGAATTTGATCCCGTGACGGGATTAGATACGCGCGCGCCGAGCTTAGATATACAATCACTCGGTAATAAAAATTTATGAAGGTAGATGATGAAAGATCGTGAACCAATTGATAAGCCACTATCAACAAAAGACGTTGATGACAAATTAAATGAGGTTTTTGAAATAACTCCAACGGTAGAAAAATTACCGGTTGCCAAAGTTATGCCTCAAAAAATAGAAGAAGATGATTCAAATACAGATTTTCAATATTCGCGAGAGAATCTTTATAATATTATAGAGAGAGGTTCTGATGCCATGGAAGGCCTACTTGAAATTGCTAGGGAAACAGAACATCCTAGAGCATATGAAGTAGTGGGCCAATTAATAGATAAGTTAACCAATGCAAATAAGGAGCTCATTGGTTTACATAAAACAATGCAATCTATGAAAGAAGATATAATAAGGTCTCCTCAAAATGTAACAAATGCTTTGTTCGTTGGGAGTACCGCAGATCTTCAAAAAATGTTAAACAAGAACAATAAAACAACAATTAAAGATAAGGAAGATTAATGGAGACTTTATTAGCATTATTTGGTGCAAAGTGGTGTTGTGTATTCGCATCAGGCTGCGGTGGATTAACTAATGGATTAGTACATACTTGGACTGGATGGAAAATGGAAGCAAAAAATCTTGGCCTCGCAGTTGTAGTAGGTTGGGTTGCCGCAGAATTTGCAATTCCCGCTTTGATGGAAACATTTGAATTTGGTCCATATACCGCACTCGGAATTGCATTTATGATTGGGTATAGTGGTATCAGATTGTTACCACATTTGGAAAAAAGAATATTTAAAAAATTGGATAAAGTGATTGATGATGTCGGCAAAGTAGCAGCGGACGCTACTTTAGGTTCCGATGATGATGAAGAAGATAAGGAGAAAAAATAAAATGCCAGTACAGTCTATGCAAGCTATAGCAGAACACTCTCTTTTTAAAGCGGCGTTACCCCTTGTTACGGTAGCGCTGGTCGGGAGTATATCATGGATATTTGTGACTGTCATGGATTTAGATAAAATACTTCATAAAGTAGAAGATTCGGAAATACCCCAAATTAATGCGGATATTGCACAGGGGTATAAAAAAATAGAAGAATTAGAAAAACAAATGACAGATATGAGAATTAAATTTGCACAGTTATCCATATCGCCGGGCCATCCATCAAAACAACCATACTATCCGGAACGTGATAATTAGATAATAAGTTATGGGTATAAACAAAACGATTAACAGACATTGGAGAGATTGGGCCGCATTAGTTTATTTGTTCATCTGTCTGATTGATTTTTTTGTTGCTCCTTTAATGTGGAACATAGGCATGAATATGCAAAGTGATGAAATAAAATTGAACACTAGTAGATGGACTCCGCTTACATTGCAGGCCGGAGCCATGTTTCACTTATCATTTGGAGCTATACTAGGAGCAACAGCATGGAGAAAAAAAGATGAAGTGGATGTTCATAATCGTAATGGGTCTAGTTCTTAGTGGATGTGCAAAGCACAACAAAGACGACAAAACACATAATGATTTAGGTAGTGGAAATAAATCAAATTTACCGGTTTCATTAGATTTACTTATTGAACACGCAGAATATTGTAAAGCAATTTATGATGGTGGTGGTAGTCAAAAAGATGAAGTTGCGTTTGAAGTAAAACAAGATAATGGAATATCAATAATTGTTATTAGAGGTACGG